CAGTTTTCAAACCAGCAAAAACAGACCTTTGAATCTCAGCGCGATGCCATTCTCTCCGGCTATGCGGCTGCCCAAGAGGCGGCCGAGCGGGCCAAGGGCGACATTCGTGCCGCCAAGAACAATGGCGATGTCGATTCCGAGCTTGAGGCAATTGAACGTCTGGCAACGGCCAAGGCTGATCTGCGTGACTTTCAGCGTGGCAAGGATGCGGTTGAGGCTGAAGAAAGGCGCATGGAAGCCTTAGCTAAGGAGCCGCCACAGCAACCGCCGCCGCAGCAATTAACTCCCGGCTCGGATGCCGAGATTAATAACTTTCAAATCACGGATACCGAAAAGGGGATGCTAAGAGAGCATCGTGAGCTGCTTACAGGCTGGAGAAGGGCGGCATTGACAGCCCTGGTTTCCGAGCTTGGTAACCAAGGGATCGTCAGCGGCAACCCAGTCTTTGCTGAACGTATCATGGCTGAATTTCATATAAATGCGGAAAAGCCGGAATCTGCACCGGAACCGAAAATAGAGCAAAGAAGGACTTCGATCGTGAGCGCACCAGTATCACGCGAGACACCAGCAGGCCGTCAACAGGACAAGCGTATTGATTTGACAGCTGAACAAGTCGAGGCTGCCAGGATCTCAGGCGTTACTCCGGCCGAATATGCTCGACAATTGCTGAAGCTTCAGCAGCTGGAGGCTAACGGTCAATATAAGAGGAATACCCAATGAGCGATGAACCTGTAATTGCCCCGGTCAAGAAGCATCGTGGCTGGCCAAAGGGTAAGCCGCGCAAGCCGGTTCAGGTCAGTCCATTGGAACGTCCGCCGGAGCCGTCCCCAGTTGAGCGTGAGCCCAAGCGGGTTAACCCACATGAAGAGCCGGTCTGGGCCGATACCGTCGATCCGATGGCCGAGGATACCCAGAGCCCGCTGCAGTTTTCTCCTGAGCTTTTAGCCAGGCTGCCGAGAGAATTGAGCTTTCGCTGGGTCCGGATAGCCATTAATGGGCAGCCCGACGCCATGAATCGAGCCAATGCCGAACGCGGTGGCTGGCAGCCGATCTTTCCCTGGTACTTTAATAATGCGCTCGACGGTCTTTATGCTCCCAAGGGTGATACCAAGGAAATCGGTTATGACGGTACCCTGGTCTTGATGGCCCGGCATGCCAAGCGAACGGAGCGGGCACGTGCGGTTGAACTAAAACGGGCTCGTGAGCAGCTGGCCGCCAAGGAAGCACAATTTACCGGTGGTGGTCTGGAAGGAGTCTCGCTTGACGCGAATCATCCATCTGCAGTAAAGTCTAATCGAATTAATAAGTCCTTCGAGCGAATTGAGGTGCCGAAGGAGTAGGGGTCTCGCTAAGGGACTCTGGCCGCGCTGGCCAAAGCAATTCCCATCGCACGCTGTGATGGTTCATCGGGTCGAGAGTCTGTGGAGCTCACAGGCTAAGACCAGAAGGAGCCATCATGCCCAATACCAATGCCCCCTTTGGTTATCGTCCATACCGCATGCTCGATGGCTCACCGCCAACGTACGGTATGGAGCGGTTTTTTATCAACTCATCCGACGCCAACAACTTTGGTACCGGCGACCTGGTTGCGCAAAGCTCGCAATTCCCAGGTGCCATTACGCTCTATGCCGGCTCATCGGTAGCGCCGACTCCGCTTGGTGTCTTCAACGGCTGCGAGTTCTTCTCGCCGACTGTCGGTCGAGTGGTATGGTCCAATAACTATCAGACAGGAGCGGGTGCGGCGTCATCAAACCCGGTGACGGCCTATGTCCAGACTCATCCTGATCTGCTCTATACCGCGCAGGTCTCCAGCGCCAATATCACCTCATCCAATAACACCGGCGAGCTGCTGTTCCATAACAGTGGTCTCGGCATCAACACGACAACCGGCATCTCGCAAGCGACGATATCGTCCTCGCAAGGTGTGACGGGCCTGTCGAGCGCACCATGGCGCTTTATCGATACTCTCGCCAATGTCGGACCTCCGGGTGCTCCTGGGACCGATGCCTCCTCGGCACAGTTTTTCAACATCGTCGTCGTTAAGCCCAATAACTGGACTTACAACGTACTGACGGGCATCACCTCATAAGGAGAAGCGGCCATGCCGGTTGCATTATCACAGATACGCGACCTTCTCCTTCCGGGTCTGTGGGGTATTTCTGGCAAATATTCCATGATCGAAAGGCAGTGGCCGAAGGTCTTTAGACAGACCGACTCGGTTATGGCGTTAGAGCGCCGGGCTGCAATGCGCTATCTGGGCTATGCTCAGCTCAAGCAAGAAGGCGGACCAACGTCCTTCGACAATTCCGCTGGGCAGCGCTTTGTCTACAATGCCGAGCATCTGGAAATCGGTCTCGGCTATGCCATCACAAGAAAAGCAATCGACGACAATTTGTATAAATCGGAATTTGGTCCGTCGAACGATGGCTTGATGGAGAGCTTCAAGGAAACCGAAGAGCTCTACGCCGCCAACGTCTTCAACACTGGTACGACTTTCAACGCAGCTACCGGTGGTGACGGCCAGGCATTGTTCTCGACGGCGCATCCGATCGATACCGGCACTATCGCCAATCAACCCAACCCCGATGTGGACTTCAACGAGACCACGCTGCTCAACGCATTGATCCAGATTCGTGCCACCTGGCGCGACAATGCAGGGCTCAAGATCCATGCTCGTGGTCGTAAGGTTGTGGTGCCACCGCAATTGGAGCCGGTCGCTCTTCGCCTGATGCGTTCAGAGCTTCGTCCCGGTACCTCGACCAACGACATCAACGCCATCCTGGGCATGAACGAAAGTCTGCAAGAGGGCTTCATGGTCTGGGATTATCTGACCAGCGCCTTTGCCTGGTTTGTGCTCACCAATCATGACGGTCTAATCTGGTTCAATCGTAAGCCGTTCGAGATGGATATGTCGGTCGAGTTCACAACGGATAACTTGCTGGTCAAGGGTTATCAGCGTTATGTGCCGACCTATTATGACTTCCGTTCGGTCTGGGGCACGTTCCCGACCAGCTGAGGTGGTGAGGCGATGATAAACAGCATCTTCCCGTTCATGATCGTGATGGTCGGCGCACAAATGGCGTTAAGTAATACTGGTAAGAACCATACCAACAAGAAGAGCGAGCAACCGACAAACTGGCAGTTGCAGTATAGCATACGTCAAAGTCATGGATACTAACGGATGAGCCGAATACATTCGATCTTCCCTGTTATAGTTGCCAATGTCGGCACTGGCCAAATCGGTCCTTATGCCGGTGCAGTGACCAAGCCAGTTGAGCCGGTAACGACATTTCAGTCATCGGCAACCGCATGGATAGATCAAGTCATCTTATCTGTGTTCAACGACTAAGAAGGAAGCAGCACAATGGCAGCCCAAGTCACGCAACTCTCCTCGACGGGCGTCAGCACGGCGCTTGTGCTGAATCCTGTTTCTAAGGCAACCACGCTGCAGCTGACAATCTCAGGTTCCAGCGGCGGAGTTTATGATATTCAAATGACGTTGGATGACCCGAGCGTAACGCCGGCGCCGACCTTGACCTGGGCCATCATCAGTTCTGCAGCGGCTATAGCTGGTGGTGCCGGCATCTTCGATGTCGGTGGCCTGGTTTATACTGTTGTGACGCCGATTGGTGGCGTGCGATTGCATTCGACCGCAGCCGGTGCGGGTATTACGGCGACACTTAAGACGCTGCAGTCGGTCACGGCTTAATAGGAGACCATCATGGCCCATCGCCATAAAGTTCAGGCTAAAGCTGCTGGCGGAAGAACCAGGCCGTTCTATTCCGGCGGCGAAAGCCACGTTGCCAAGGAAGCCACCGATCCGCATTCCCATAAGCGTGGCGGCAAGGCCAAGAAGGATGGCGGCCAGGTAGTCGGTCTCAAGTCTGGCGGCCGTCTCGATAAACGCCGGCGTGGTGGTGGTGTCGAGTCAGGCGAATCTGCCCGCGAGTCCCGTGAATCTCGGGAGTCCCGTAAGTCAGGCGGCAAGGTCGAGAAGCGGGCTCGTGGTGGCGGCGTTGGCGTAGGCGCCGACAAGTCGCCATTCTCGTCTGCTCATATTGCCGGCCACAAGCGTGGTGGCGCCCCGGCCCACCATAAGCATGGCGGCCATGCTCATGGCCATCATGGTGCCGGCATTGATGGTCGTTCTCATCATACTGATAAGGCCGGCGGCAGCTTCTATGCTCGTGGTGGTGAGGTCAGTGGAAAAAAATAGCGCCTTCTGCTGATTTATATGCATCCGGCGGTGGAAGTGGGAAATGGATGCAGAGCGCAGTTAAAAAGCCCGGTGCTCTGCGGACAGCCGCTCATCGGGCCGGGATGTCAACCATGGAGTTCGCACGGCAACACCGTTCGTCTCCAGGCAAGGTAGGGAAAAGGGCGAGGCTGGCTCTCACGTTTGCCAAGTATCGTCCGCACTAAAGGGCGGTCATGGCACAGCAAACGACCCTTTCCAAGACCCTGACCACCTCATCCAGCGGGATGCTGGGCTTCTTCTCATCTCAGACCGTCGCCTATACCAGCGGTTCTAGCGCGGCCATTGGTACTTCTTCCGGTTCAGTTGGAACTTTGCTCGATACCGGACGCCGGATTATTGCGTGGTCGTCGGCCGCCGCCAGCGACACACTAACCATTACCATAACCGGATTATCCAGCGGCGGTGATTTGATGAGCGAGACCATTGTCGGCTCGTCGGCGGCCGGCAGTATCCGCACGACCGTGCAGGACTTCTATCAAGTCACTGCCATTACTTATAGTTCTTCGCTCAACGTCAGAATGAATTTTGGCACATCGTCCAAAGCCGGTACACCGTGGATTACGGCCAATACCTGGGCTACGCCATTCGATTTGACTGCTGTGGTAACGACTACTACCTCCAGTAACAGCATCCTGACCAACTTCGAGTGCACGCTGGATGATATTACGCAAACTGTCCCAAGCCCATCTCGGTCGTGGAGCAGCAATCAAGCACTGACGGTGCCGTTTTACCCGGCGCCGTTTATTTCACAGTCCGCTGGCTCGACTTTTGTCTCATCGACCGGCGATTTGATTGCTTCTGGAAATATCACAACGCCTATATCAGCTTGGCGGATTACCCTAACAAGTTCGTCGTCAAATGCCGGTACAGTAGGCGTTACAGTCTTACAGAGCGGATAATGTGGCAATCGTCTATTCAACCACTGCTATCAATGCCCGACTTAATGGGGTTGTTTCCGTTATTGATGGCGGTGGTGGCCCTGGGAATCTTAGTGTTTATGCTGGGGCCTTACTCCTGGCAGCAGTACCGCTTGGAACGCCGTCCGGTGTGGTTGCAGGCGGCGTCCTTACATTTACCGTCCCGAGGACGACTGTCGCGACCGGTACCGGAATTGCGACCGCTGCTATCATCACAGA